AGTACCCCCTCCTCGATAGCAAGCAGGTCACTTTCCCACTTTAGCATGGTAAAGTGCTAAAGTGCTAAAGCAATAAAGCAAGACAGCAATGCTTTAGTGTAGTAAAGTGTTAAAGCGGTGAAGCGAGTACAAATAATTGGACAGCTGGCGAGTACAAATAATTGGACTGATAGCGAGTACAAATAATTGGACTGATAAAGTGTACAAATAATTGGACAGTTAGAAAATAAAAAATAATACCCTTACGCAATAAAGAGCAAAAATATTTAGTTAAATGGAATTAACAAATACATAAAAGAAAAATATAATGTTTACAAATTATTCATTGACATATGTGGTGTAGTGTGGTATACTATATATAGAGTTAAGGGAGAGGACAAGAAAAGAAAACCTTAACAAATAAAAATTTTAAAGTTGCAACGTTGCAACAGAAAGGAAAATACCATGGAGAACATTATTAAATCAGAAAGCACAAACATCATGAACACATTTAAGAGCAACGCACTCAGGGAAAGCACTCAGCGTATTTTTACAAGAATGGTAAACGTAGAGGATAACAAGAAAGCTATCTGCACAGACCTCGCGGAGATATACAACAAAGGTACGTGGAAAGAGGATTTCGGTGATTTTGGTGATTATACAATGACAATGTTTAACATTACAAAGTCTACTGCGAGCCGTATGAGAAGAGTTTCTGACAAGTTCATAACTGACATTAACTCACCGCTCAACGCTGAAATGTTCACATTTAATCAGCTTGCTGTACTTGTAACTCTTGACAATGAAGTTATTGAGAACTCGACTGTAAATCCTGATATGACCATTAAGCAGTTGAGAGAATTTGTAAACAGCGTTAAGGCTCTTGAAATGAAAGACACCGAGGAAGAGGAAGTGGAGGAAGCAGAGGAAAAGGAAGAGGAAGTAAAAACGGCTGAAAGTTGCAACGTTGCAACTAATGATGAGGAGACTTCGAGGGGGATTCATCATTTTGCAAGTCTTAAAGATTTGTCAATATGGGTCAATGCACTCATGACAAAGAGGGAGAACCTTGAAAATATTGATATAACTTTTGACGTTGTAACAAATCACACTGAGTATTAATTACTCAGTGTGATAAAGAGGAGGCAAATAAAATGAAAATAACAATAAAATCAGTCGTAACAATCCTATTAACGATTGTTTTCTGTCTTTTGTCACTTGCAGGAAAAATAACAAGTGAACAGTACATGACAGTATTTACCACAGTGATAGCGTTCTACTTTGGCACTCAGTTCTCAAAAAATGGTAAAGTCTAATGTGGAGTACGATAATAGTTGCGGTGTTATCTCTGATAGGCACATTTATTGGCAGTTATTCAGGATTTAAACTAACGGAGTACAGGGTGCAACAGTTGGAAAAACGAGTAGCAGAGCATAACAACTTTGCGAGGAGATTGCCAGTTGTTGAAGAACAGATAAAGGTAATTAACCATAGATTAACAGATTTAGAGGTAAAAGAAAAATGACGTTTAAGGAATATATTTCTAAAACCCTAGGAAAATCAATTGAGTTTGACGGGGTTTACCCTTATCAGTGTTGCGATTTAGTCAATGACTATATGCAGAAATGTTTTAACGTTTTTACATACTATCCATACAATTTCAATGCTCAACAGTATTTTACAAGGTTCAAAGAGGTATCGGCTCTTGTAAAGAATTTTACAAAAATTACAAATACTCCCGAGTTTGTACCAATGCAAGGCGATATTTGTATTTTTAAGTCGGCTGACAATATCGGTCATATCTCAATAGCAACGGGAGAGGGAAACATAAGCTATTTTTACAGTTATGACCAAAACTGGAATGGGCACAATTTTGTAGCAAAAGAGAAGCATACCTATACTAATTTCCTAGGGGTTCTGAGATATAAAGGCAATGCGCTTGACACAACGGGACTAAAACGCGGCGATAATAATGCAGGAGTTTACGCTTACAAAATGATGTTAAAATTAGCAAAAACTTGTAAAATAATTAGTACATGCGTTGATTTTAACGGCATTTACGGAAAAGGCACTGAAAAGGCTACAAACGAGATTTTACGAAAGTTGAAAAAGAAAGAGAATGGAATAGCAGGGGTAAAACTAATCAACGCACTTTATGAAGCTATTCTTGACAAAATAGTCAATTTTTAACAGTTAATACGTTATGTGAGCATTTAACAATACAACAGACAATTGATAATAATTAATATTTTAAAAAATAATTAATATTTTAAAAATAAGAGGTCTAAACCGCTATTGTTATCTAACGTACATAACTATTATATATTATGGTCAACATAATATGAACAAATTACAAAACATGGAAAGAGGTATTACACATGAACAGTTTTAACGTAAACATGAGCAAAAAGGATATTTTTAACGCAAAAAGTGGGTCTATTTCAATCAAGACAGCAGAGGCGAGCGAGTGGCATACTGTTTCAGGCTGTGCAGTGGTAGAAAATGGTGGACTTGACAGGGATAAGAAGCCGTGTGATATTGGCTATATCGCTACAGATATTGGAGTTTTCGGTTTCTCGTCAAAGGTTTGTCTTGACCACATGGAAGAATTGGCAGATATTCTCAGCGAATGCCTTAATGACGGCGAAGAAGTAAAGGTAAGATTTGTCAAAGGCAAGTCAACCAATGGAGAGTTTTACTCAATTCAGATACAGTAAATAACAAAATCGGCAGAACGTGGCAATAAAAAGTTGCCACGTTGCAACCGATTGAAAGGGGTGAAAAAATGGGTTCAAAAATAAAGCCATGGAACTGGAGCGAATTTGGAGTTTCAAACATAGACAAAACACAGCTAACTAGCTACTATTACAAAATGTTGCTAAATCGTGTTATCAATATGTTTACATGGGAAAACTTACCAGATACCATTGATGAACAGGTGATGAACTTTTGGCTATTTGTGACAGGAAGAGTTGTGTTCACTGAGTTCAATGGGAAACTGTATGCACTAAATGGAAATTATGGTGGGTATCCAAATGAGTACTATTTACCTACAGAATTTGTTATCGCTAATCCAATTTTAGGAAGTAAAATTGTAAAGTTAGATGTTGACGGAGTGGCAATGTTTAACAGTGATACTGACAAATATCCCACACAAACAATGACGGGCGGTTTATACCCTATACTAACACTAACAGCAAATATGTTAGCCGATTGCGTAGTAACAATATCCAGTGCTTTGAAAAATGGCAGAGTTCAAACAGCGTTTTTATGTAAAGATGATACAGTGCGAATTGCAGGGGAAAAAGTTCTAAAACAGTTATATAATGGCAATCCTGCTGTTATGATTGATGATACAATTTTGAATTGTATTTCGCCAATCAAAATGGCAGATAATACAAGTGTAGCTACAATTCTACAGCAGACAGTTGAAACGTATCAATTTTGGATTGCAAATTTTTACAATTCAATCGGAGTAAATGCAAATTTTAATATGAAACGAGAACGGCTAAATACAGCAGAGGTTAATATTAATGATAGTGCATTATTTGTAAATGTTATTAATATGTTGAATAACCGACAGCAGGCAGTTGATAAAATTAACGCTATGTTTGGCACAAATATAACAGTTGAAATTTCCCCTGAGTGGAAAGATTTGGTAAAAACAGAGGAAGAGCCTACAGAGGAAGAACCAGCAGAGGAAGAGAGGAAAGGCAGTGCGGAAGATAATAACGTTGAATGAATGGATTGAAAAGTTTCCCACTATAAATACTATCTTTGACAAGGTATCAGCAGACTTGAAATTATTTACAGTTTTCACATCGGCTGAAATGTTCTCATATTTTGTAAATAAGTTTGGTGAGCGCGGTTTTTATCTGTATTATGATAGCGAAAATGTAACAAGTAATACTAATAAGGTAAAACAGGCAAGCGACTATATAGCATTATATGGCAAATCGCACAAGTACGAGTATGACAAGTTAGTTGATACTTTATCACTGGAATATAATCCGATAGAAAATTATTCCATGACAGAAAAAGGAACAGACACACGAACACCAAACATCACGCAGACAAACAAAGGTATAAATACAAATACAGTTGGAGTTGACACGTCAATTACAACAGGGAAAACAACCTTTGACAAGTCCGATAGTTTTATTAATGATACAAAAACTACTAATACAGGAACTAATACAGATACGCAGGATATAAACACTACAGTAACAACGGCAGGAAATGAAAAAACGGTACATGAATTTACAAGAAGTGGTAATATAGGTGTTACCACGTCACAACAGATGATTGAAAGTGAACGTCAGTTAGCTATGTTTTCCGTGGTTGATTTATTCGTCAAGGCAATTGCCGATATAATTCTAATCGGAGTATATTAAAAAAGTTGCAACGTTGCAATTAGGAAAGGAGAAAAAAAATAAAATGCAAAAAGTGAGAAGCCCCACATATGCGGAAAATTATGTTAATCTTGCAAGAGCCGTTGTATTAAAAGTAGTAGTAGATACACTCCAAGGCAAGGAAGATTTAAAAGACTATATTTTATATAGTGATGATTTTGTGTTTTGGTTATGCATTGCAGATTGGTTAAAATATGAAAATGTTATTAAAGATAAGTTTTCATGTTTTAAAGGGATTGACAATACGCTAAGAAAGAAACTAAATAACTATTATCGCTTAAAAGGCGAAGAGATAAAGAGAGGTAAATTATAATGAAAGTTACGCAAATTGCCACAATTTTGAATGAAGCACAGCAGGAAATAATCGGTGAGAGTGCTATAACAACGGAAAATCTTGAAAACGTTGTTGATATGGGTAAGCAGATTTTGGAAGCTACAGACGTTGACAACTATGTTCGCAAGCTGATTGACAAAGTCGGCAGAATGATTTTTGTCGATAGAGTTTACAGTTCGACAGCTCCCGACATTTTGACAGATAGCTGGGAGTATGGCTCGGCAATGCAAAAGGTGCGCTGTGAAATGCCTGACGCTGTTGAGAATGATAGCTGGAAGCTAACAAACGGACAGAGTTATGACCCATTTGTTTTTACTGCCCCAGACGTTCAATCAAAATTTTATGACAGTAAGGTGACATATGAAGTGCAGATGTCATTCACAGAAATGCAGGTCAAGAGTGCATTTAATTCACCGGCTGAAATGAATAGCTTTTTTGCTATGATTGAAAACAGAATACGTTTTAAACTCACTTTGTCAAATGATATACTTAAAACACGAACTGTTAATAATCTTATTGCAGAGAAGATACACAGCAATAACAATGTTGTTAATCTTTTGACAATGTATAACACAGAGTTTACTCAGACTTTGAAAGCAGACCATGCTCTTATGGATAAAGATTTTCTGAGATATGCAATTGGCAAAATTAAGGAGTATATCAAGTACATTCAGCGCCCGTCAATGCTGTTCAATGACGGCGGCTACACAACTTTTACTCCTGAAAGTGACATGAAAATGGTGCTTTTGTCACGATTTGTAAATACTGCTGAGGTTTATCTACAGAGTGACACGTTCCATAATGACCTTGTGAAGTTGAATGGTTATTCTGAGGTTCCATACTGGCAAGGCAGTGGAACAAGTGAAACGTTTGATTTTGCAGAAATTTCAAAAATTGATGTTACAACTGCTAGCGGTAACAAGGTATCACAGACGGGTATTATTGGCACTATTTTTGACCGCGATGCGTGCATGGTATGCAACGCAAATCCAAGGGTTACAAGTATTTACAATCCAAAGGGCGAATACTGGAACTATTTTTATAAGTATGACGCAAGCTATTTCAATGATACAATGGAAAATTGTGTTGTATTTATAGTAGCAGACGCAAAAAAAGTAACAGTATAACAAAATGATAGTTAAAACGTTGCAACCTTAAAAAAGTTGCAACGTTGCAACTATATTGAGGAGAGAAAAAATGCCAATTATAACAATGTATCAATGTTCACAGGACGTGAGAACAATTTCAAAAACGCTAACAAACGCAGTAGAATATAATTGTGAAATACTGGATACTATGAACAGTTTTGCACCCCGTATAAGATTATTTTGTACGTCCGAAACGTTTAACGCAAATATGGCATATATACCATTTTTTGATAGGTTTTATCATATAATTTCGGCAGACGTTGAGAGTGCAGAAACTATTATTTTACAGTGCGAATTTGATATATTTACATATTCAACCGCGTTACTATCTAGCGAATTTCTAATAACTAGAAATGAAAATATTGGAAGTACATATATCCCCGATACAATGTTACCATTAAAAGGTAACAAAGAAATGAAAGTAATAGAATTTACTGGCGGAGATTTTAATTTAGATACCGCCACAGCAAATAGTTACAATTTTGTGCTAAATGTGGCAGGCGGTGGCAGTGGTCAAGGGACAGCGGAGAACGGAGGTTTAAATACATGAAATTAAATAAGGAAATTTATTCCAGTGATCGCAGTATATCACTAGAATATTTAAAGGGTATTAAAACCACACAATCGATGAAAGAATTAATTGATAATGGTAAATTACAGTTAAATAATCCTATTGACGAATCAATTTTTTATGCGGTTGATTTCAACCCCCCTGACGATTATTTTATACGAACTGGATATAACAAACCACATCAGTCTGAATTCATAAATGGTACTAACACACCTAGCGGTGTATGTGCTATGTTTGGTAGGCTAAATACAAAAGATACATTACAAAATCGTCCCGTATATGCTAACCAAAATACGACTACTTATTATAGACTGGCATATGATAGCGGCAAGAGTGATAATTTAGGCTATTATTTCGGTACTGAGTATAAATTAAAAGATTTTCTTTTTTTGGTTCGAGTGATAGCGTTTAGATTTGAATATTCTGATATGGGTGACGTATCGTCATTTAGTGATAGAATTGACGTAGACGTACAAACATTTGAAACCACATATAAAAATACCCATCATATTGTAGGGCTATACGCAGTGCCGTATTATTTTAGAACGGAGATTGGTGACAGACAACGCTGTCAGGGTTTTAATATAATACCATTTTGCACATATTCAAAAAATTCTATAGTGGATAATTATGATATTTATGGCGCGTTATATTTTGGCGATTCTGACCAATCACACGCTATTTTAAATACGTTTATTTATGGGTGTAATGATTTATACACTAATTATTTTAATAATTATACTTATTATTATGCAAATTTAGGGTTTATTAATTTGTGGGATAAAACATATTTTGCTATTGGTAGTGATGCATATACGGGATATTTACCAGTTTTCAATTATAGCATAGAAAACATTCATAAATTATATAGCAGAATGGGAACATATTACACATTTTCGGCAAATTTAGCAAAGCAGGAAAATCTAAACCAGAATGGAATATATTGCGGTATTATATCAGACGACGGAAAAATTACTGGAAAATATTCTGAGGGTGCAGAAAATGTAAAACAAATTCAGACAACATGGAATAACCCAACAGATTGGCAAAATAACCCATTTAATGGTATAGGCAATACAGACCCAAACAATTACACTGATAAAATAGACCTGAACAAGCCGACACTATCTAATGTGAATGTTTTCAATAGGTCATTTGCGGTCACGTCAAATAGTGTTCGCCAGCTTGCTGATTTTTTGTGGAACGCTGACGAGACTAAATTTCAAGAAATTGTAAAAGGGTTAGCGTTAATGGGTGAAAACCCTATGAACGGCATTATTGACCTACGGCTATTCCCATTTAATGTAGCGTTAAAAAATTCTGCAACGCAGGCTGAACCGATTGTAATCGGTAGAACAAACACGGGTGTAAATGGTATTAAATTAACGGAAAATGTAAACAGCTTAATTGATTTAGGTGAATGTACATTTTTTACTAAATTTAAGAATTTTTTGGATTATGAACCATACACAACAGCACAACTATATATTCCATATATTGGAGTAGTACCAGTTTCAACGGCTGAATTTATGGGGCATAGAATTTCGGTAAAAATGATAGTTGACTATACAACGGGTGCAGGAACAGCAATTGTTTTTAAAGATGATATACCATTCATTTACAGAAATGGTGTAGTAGGCGTATCGATTCCAATGACTGGAAACGACAGTACAAGTTATGCAAATACAGTTATCGGAAATGTGGTTAGCGGTGTAGTAGGTGGTGTAACATCAATTGCTAGCGGAAATATTGGCGGTATGGTTAGCAGTGCCGAGAAATTGTATAGCGGTTTTGCGACTGGTACTAATTATCAAGAAGCGAGTGCAAGTTCGCCGTCTGTTGCAACGTGGCAACCTCAACATTGTTATTTCATAATTGACAGACCGATTTTAAACGTGCCTGACAATTACGGGCGAACAATTGGTTTTGCTTGTGAAAAAACTGGAAAATTGTCTGATTTTAAGGGTTTTACAGTTGTTAGCAACCCTGAAATAAATTTCAGGTGTACAGACAGCGAAAGACAGTATATAGTAAATATGTTACAAGGCGGTGTATTTGTATGATGAATGAATTTTATGCAAGCGGTTTAACAAATGAGCAGTTAAAGGTAGAAATTTTAAGGCAAGGACGTAAAGCAAATTTACGTCTTAGCCAATTGAAAAAAAGTGGGTATTATAAGAAAAATCCTATAATCATGGCGAAATGGAATACATTTCTAAAAGAAAACAAATTTTCGACTAAAAATAATTTTTTCAAAACTGGTTCAAAAGGTGAAAGCCGTGCAGATTTGTTAAAACATTATGTACAGATTAGACAATTTTTAGGTCAACAAACAAGTGTAGCTGACACGAAAAAAATTATACACAAACACGCTTTGCGGTTGGAAATTGAAGATGAAACTGTTGATAGGGTGCTAGAATTTTATGGAGATAATGCTATTTTAAAACAGTTGTCTAATAGTGATTCAGCTCAAACATTTGTGCGTGATATGGTGACAAAAGGGTTTAATGATGATGAAATTAATGCCGTATTAGATACCCTTGAAAAATCAGCAAAAACAGAAAACGACATGGCCGACTTAATGAGAAATTTTTTACAAACATTAAAATAGTTGCAACGTTGCAACTATTTTTGTAAAGGGGTGTAATAGTTGATAAATGTGAATGATTTTGATTTTAACATTCTTAAAAATAGTAATTTACAAACTGTTACAACCCGTACAAGAGATAATCAGTATATAGAATATTATAACGTACCTTTTGCATTTGATATTGAAACCAGTTCATTTTATGACGGAGAAAATAAACGTGCGTGTATGTACATTTTTATGTTTGCATTAAATGGAAATTATGTATATGGCAGAACATGGGAAGATTTTGATTTTACATTAAATAAATTAAAAGAAGTATTGCAATTAAATGAATATAGAAGAATTATAATATATATCCACAATTTAGGTTATGAGTTCCAATTTCTAATCGGTCATGAACGTTTCAAAGACGTTTTTGCAAGAAATCCCCGTCACCCTATTAAATGTACTATGAACGACTGCTTTGATTTAAAGTGCAGTTTAATGTTGAGTGGTATGAGTTTAGCAAAAACAGCGGACGACTTGACAAGCGTAAAAATACAAAAATTAACAGGTGATTTAAACTATAAACTTGTAAGAACATGGAAAACATCATTGGCAAAAAAAGAATTAGAATATTGTGAACATGACGTTAAAATTTTACACTATTTTATTCTTGAAGAAATGGCAAAAAATGATAATGATATAACAAAAATACCATTAACAAAAACGGGATATGTTAGAAAATATTGTCAAAATTACATTAAGAAAAATACATATTATCCAAAATATAGAGAAAAGATTAAGAAGATAGCTCCTATTGATAAAGACTTATTTTGCCTACTGCACAAAAGTTTCATGGGCGGTTATACCCACGCTAACTATATGTATGTGGGAATGGTACTTGAAAATGTGGCAAGTATTGACTTTACAAGTTCTTACCCGTCCGTTATGATTAGAAAAAAATATCCAATGCAACCATTTACAAAAGTTCACATAAAAGATTTAACAGATTTTAGATATTGTATTAAAAATTATCCTTGTGTTTTTGAGGTAGAATTAACTAACGTTATTGCTAAAAAATGTAATCACATTTTATCACGTTCAAAATGTTCTGTTTGTGATAATGCTGTTGTTGATAATGGGCGAATTGTATCGGCAGATAGAATATTTACATATTTTACAGATATTGACTTTAAGGACTTTGAACAATTTTATTCTTATGAGCATTTGTCAATTGGTAAATTTTACACGTCAAGTTATGGATATTTGCCTAAACAAATTATAGAATGTGCATTAAAATTTTACAACGATAAAACAACATTAAAAGGTGTAGCAGGAAAAGAAGTTGAGTACCTAGTCGGCAAAGGAATGCTAAATAGTTTGTTTGGTATGTGTGTAACAAACCCCGTAAACGATGATATTGTTTTTGACGGAAAAGAATGGAATACAAAAAAGAAAGATATTACGGAAGCATTACAAGAAAATTACATAAAAAATAAAAAGCAAGTATTAGTATATCAGTGGGGAGTGTGGATAACAGCGTGGGCAAGGCACGAGCTTTTTAAGGGTATATTGAAAATTAATGATGATGTTATTTATTGTGATACTGATAGCATAAAATTTTTAAACTATGAGAATTATGAAAACTGGATAAATAAATATAATAAAAATTGTATTGACGAGATAAACAAAACATTAAACTATTATGAAATTAATTTGAGTTTGGCTAAACCTAAAACAATTAAAGGTACTGAAAAGCCTTTAGGAGTGTGGGACTTTGAGGGAATTTACACAAAATTCAAAACGTTAGGCGCAAAGCGTTACGCATATGAGCAGGACGGAAAATTTAATATTACTGTTTCAGGACTAAATAAAAAGTGTGCCGTTCCATATATAGTTGCAACGTTGCAACCATTTGAATTTTTTGACAATGAAATGTATATACCAAAAGAGTATACGGGCAAAAATACATTAACATATATTAATGATCCTTATAAAATTTTGGTAAAAGATTATCAAGGAAACTATGCAGAAGTGGCGGAAAATAGTTACATACACATGGAGGAACAAGACTATAATATGTCACTATCTGAACAGTTTATATATTATTTAATGTGTGGTACAAATTTCGGTAGCGGTGCGAAAGAGCATACATTATTTGAAAAAAGCCAAGAATTGGCTACAAATTTTTGGGAGTGTGATTTTAATGAAAAATGAATACTATTCACTAAAAAAGATTAATAAGTTAAATGCACTATACAATTTAATTATTGGTCAGCGTTCAAACGGAAAAACTTATGCAGTGTGTGAGCAGGAAATAAAAGGATATTTTAAAGAGGGGTTTAGACTTGCATATATAAGAAGATATGATGAAGAAATTATGCCTAAAAATATACAGAATTTGTTTAAACCACATTCGGCTTTAATTGAAAAATTATCTAACGGACAATTTAACAGCACTGTATACAAAAATAGAGAATTTTTCCTATATAATACAGATACTGAGGAAAAAAGCGAACAAAGTTTTTGCAAGTGTTTTTCTTTAAATGCGTGGGAACGCTCAAAAGGTGCTGATAATGGATATTACAAATATATACTATTTGATGAATTTATGACCCGCTCTTTTTATCTTAATAATGAATTTGTTATATTTACTCAACTTTTATCATCTATTATGCGTGATAGAGATAATACAATTATATACATGATTGCAAATACTGTAAATCAATACTGTCCTTATTTTGCCGAAATGGGGTTAGGTAAAATTTCGGACATTAAACAGGGCGACTTGAAATTATTTACATATGGTGACAGTGAATTAACGTTAGCTTTGGAATACTCAGACAGCAGGGGTCAAACTGGAAAAGTTAGTAAATACTTTGCGTTTGATAACCCACAATTGAAAATGATAACTACAGGACAGTGGGAAATTAAAAACTACCCCCATGCACCATTCAAAATTCAAAATGAAAATATTGTATATAGGGCTTATATATTCTTTGACAATGACGTTATTGCCTGCAATATTGTACATTATGAAAACACTGTATTTCTATTTTTTAACATTCAGACAAAGACGGAAAATCTCGAATTAAAAAAGAGGGTTGTATACAGTTTTGAAGCTGATACAAACCCCTTACACGTTCAATCATTAGCAGAACAACCAACAGACGTACATAAACTTATTAATAATTTAATAACATTTAATCGTGTGTTCTATGCTGATAATTCAGTAGGTGAAATTGTTAGAAACTGGATAAATGCACAAAGCAAGCACTCTATCAGTTTGAGAACATAAAAATACCCCCGTGAGATTTTTCTCACGGGGGTTTTATAATTAAAATACTGTTGCTAATTGTGTTATATAACCTTGAAAAAATGCTATTTCATTAGTAGTTAGTTTATCAAGATCATAAAAATAATGAGCAGTCGCCTTTTCAATAAACCATTCTTTAGTTTTACCATTATGTTTAGCATAAAAATAATCGGCTTCAATACAATCTTTTTTCATTTTAATATCCATTATAAAACATACTCCCTTAATACTGCCTGAATTGTTACCATTGAAATTTTATAATTCTCGGGGTATGCGTCATTAATTATGTCGGTTAAATTAATAAATAAATTATCAGCCCCGTATACGTCTTTAATAGTTGAATTATAAAATTCTCTTGAAAAAACAACAACCTTTTGCAATGGGGTATAATACAATATAACATTATTTATTTTATCTTTATTATAGTCACCCATAGCCCTTTTAATTTCCTTAACCTCTGTACCATTAATTTTCATAATATTCGTCCTTTCTAGTTGCAACGTTGCAACTTTAAAATTTTGTTCGTTAAGGTTTTCTTGTCCTCTCCCTTAACTCTATATATAGTATACCACACTACACCACATATGTCAATGAATAATTTGTAAACATTATATTTTTCTTTTATGTATTTGTTAATTCCATTTAACTAAATATTTTTGCTCTTTATTGCGTAAGGGTATTATTTTTTATTTTCTAACTGTCCAATTATTTGTACACTTTATCAGTCCAATTATTTGTACTCGCTATCAGTCCAATTATTTGTACTCGCCAGCTGTCCAATTATTTGTACTCGCTTCACCGCTTTAACACTTTACTACACTAAAGCATTGCTGTCTTGCTTTATTGCTTTAGCACTTTAGCACTTTACCATGCTAAAGTGGGAAAGTGACCTGCTTGCTATCGAGGAGGGGGTACT